GAAGCAGTTTTCACTTGTCCATCAGCTGTAAGTGTCGTAAATTTTTGATCTGAACTCATATTTTTTCCTTTAATTAAACTGTGGGGCCGAAGCCCCACAAATTATTTATTAACTAGCGTCAGAAGAGCTTGCTATACCAATGAATTTTAAAACCATTGTTACGCCAGATGCTCCTGGATCACCACTTACAACCGCTTCTACTTCATCTGCTGTTTCAGTTGATGCTGTTGTAGTACCACCAGACATTCCTAAAACTCCGTTACAAGGAAAAAATCCTTTGAAACCTGTTGAGTTAACTGCAGGTGAGATTCCATCTACGAAACCATCAGGATCTGCATCTGTTCCAATATCATTTAAAGTAACAGAATTAGTAGCTGCAGTTGTTATACTTACTGCTACACCCATAGGTATGAAGTTAGAAGGTATTCCGATTGATGATTCTTTTCCTGTTGTAGCACCACTAGCAATAGTTATTGTTGCAGTGTATTGAGAAAAAGTCATCTCATTTGTTATAGCACCAGTAGTTGCACTTTTAACGATTGTTTTAAAACCGTTTTCCGATCGTACCGGTCCTGTAAATGTAGTGTTTGCCATAATTGTATCCTCCTAGTTTCCGAACGTAATCTCTAGGCCGTCGACTATACTCGTTTACGTTCTAATTAATTGTATAGTGACAAAACTATATACTAGTTTTGAATAGAGCGCAAGAGAGCCTGTAATGTGGATTGGATTTTTCCAACGATGTAGCTTTTTATTAAGTAGCTACAGAAACTTCGGGTGCAGTTTTATGTGCAGCTTGTGCTTCTGCCATTTTTATATGGTTAATCAACTCTTTAACTTTATTGTCGATCTTGACCATATTAAGAGTGTATCTTCCCTCACTCTTATGTTCCTGCTCCCACTTGTTGTCTAGAGCTTTTTTCTGTTGATAAAGCTCCTGGATGTGGTTGTCCATCTATAACCTCCTCATAGGTTATTCTGTGTTTACGGGCGTCATACATATCACCCATATACTCCCACGTTATACTGTTTTCTCCAAGTTTGTCAAGGATTGATTGTTCAAGTGATTGTGGGTTGTCCTCGGATAGGACATGGAATTTTGTGTAGTAATCGTAAGCAAATATTTGCA